GATACTGGAGAGGTGTCTTCCACATACGGATATTTTGGAGGAGGATCTTTAACTTCTAGTGTATGGTCTTGTTTAGCTGGTTCGTACAGTTTCCTTTCTTCTCTAAGATTTTGAGTTCTGTCAATTTGATTCGCTTTGTCAATTTGATTCTTCAGAGCTGTCAAAGATGCTAGATGAGCAGAAGCCGTTCTAGTTTCACACTCTGCGGCACATGCAGCATATCCTGCAACATCTACTTTAGAATCTCTGTGATTTGGATTGTACTTCAGTCGCGCCATTTTCATCAGAATCATCATGTGCGCTACATCAATAGGCGTGATCTTATGAACGCGTTCTCCTAGAAACCACATCCATACATTTGCAATGTCTTGAAAATTATTCTCTACTGATCCGTAGGCTGCATTTCTATCCTGAAGTACAGCTTGGGCTGCTGCATCTAACACTGCTTTTCGTGTGCTACTATCTAAGTCATGCATGATTACTTTCCTTTAGCTGAGTGGAGATTTGCTCTGATTCTTTCTAGAGCGCTGATACTAGATGATCCTGGAGTTTCTAATTTTTCCTCCTTTGGTCTGTCTGGATCAAATAAGTCTAAGAGATTCACTGCTCCGGACTTGTCATTCTCTAAGGCAATGCCAGTCCTAGAACCCGTAAGAATGCCTCCAGAATAAAGAGTAGAAGAGGCTGCAATATGTCGCCCATTTTTCACCTCACAGTAGATTACATCGTCGAAGAATTTAGCAAAGTTACGAGAGAAATTTCGTGATCCTGCACTGGGAACAACATGCTTCGGGTCATTTTCTTTCTTGGCCAGATCAATGTCATGCGCAATTACTATGATATTGAACGGTGCATTTTGTACGTGGGAATAGAAGGCTTCGTTTAACTTTCCTACGTTTCCCCAATCATCTGTCTGCATTTTATATTCTACTGGCTGGCCTTTGTTTACAAAACAAATACTTGAGGCGGTGAGTTGAGTGGAGCTATCAAAGACTACGATCGTATCGCTAGGATCACAGGCATTTAGTTCTACGGCTGTAAATGCGCCTTGTGTCTTCAAGCAAAGTGCGCAAGTATTTACTCCGTGAGCTTCACAGATTTTTGTTTTGGTTCCTTTGATGACTTGTAGGCACGTCTGGATAGCGACAGGAAAAGACGGAGTATCGGGTAGTGATATAAGTTCGATGTTTTCCTGCGATTCTTTCGGGAGCTGGAGTAGAGTTTTGTATCCACTTTCAAGATCAAACCAGATGAGTTTATATTTGGAGGCGAGAGTTCCAACGAGCTTTGTTTTACCTGATTTCGGTGGGCCATAGAGTAATATGTGGTGAACTATACTTTTAGTTTTGTCTGTGAGTTTCATAGTGCTTTCGTGAGTTGAGAGTCAATTAAGTTTTCCAGTGTTAGGTGAATGTCGTAATCTTTTTCTGCTTCTTTCTGCAAATCTTCGTAAGTGCAAGGTTTAGTTAGGTATCCTGTAGCAAGTTGGCATACATTCAGATACTTGCAATCTTGAAAGAAGCGAACGCAAGATTCTCCACGCATAGGAAATAAGTTTTCTTCTGCATACCACTTAATTATTTGAGTGTCAGAAAGAAGTTCCCTAATCCATTGTGCTCTTTGAAGATAAGTTTTCGTGAATGGCAGAATTTCAAACTCTTGTCCTTTAGTTTTGTAGACAAGATAGTATACTTCGTAGTGAGAGACTTCCGGAGCTATTACATCAAGAACTACACTATAACCAATGGCCTGGCTAGAATTCTTGAATGTTGCAGGATTTACGGTGCTGAGTCCTGTGGTTTTGCACTCAATTACTACGATTGCATGTGTTTCTTTGTGCTGCAATACTACGTCAATGTAGCCACGAAGTACAAAATGATCTGTAATCGTGACTCTGAATCCTAATTCAATCGCAGGTTTGTCATTATATTGCAAGACTTCATAGTAGGCAAGGAACCCACTAGCTCGCATGTAGAAGAATTTCTGCAAAGCTATTAGGGCTGACCAGAAACTTTTATCTGCTTTAGTATCTTCTGCCATTAAAGGTGCAGTCCAACCAAGGTATGCTTCCCAAACTACTTTTTGCCAGTTTTCGCCTGCAAAAATATTTGCAATTCCTGTCCCTACAGTGTGTCCAAAAGCAAAGGTGATAGATTGTTTTTCAGACTGATTTTGAGCGAAGGTGGTTTTCTTTCGCTCAAGTTCAAAATATCTTGGGCAGGAATGTAAGTTGAGGAGGCCGCTGTAGGATAAATCGAGAAGCCGTGGATCAATTCCTCCAGGATATTCTGATTCTGGGATAATAGTTCTAGAAGCTTCTTTTGAGTCTCCACTGAGATCATTTGTATTCGTAGTGTCCAACACCATATTTGATAATAGTGCGTCGAGATCGAATTCTTCGGTAGACATTCTGTTATCTTTGTAAGTAGTGGGCCGTAGATTCTTCGTTCAAAGGGTTCAGGAGAAAGAGAGATTGAAAGATCAAGTGCGGAGGCTAGAATTCCATATTGTCTAGCTGTAATATAGCCTGTAAGCATGGAAAGAGAGACTAGCGCACGCTCTAAATCCTTGTTAGGACTAGTCAAATCCAAGGGCTGATGCTGCATTTGCTTTGATTTTTGCAATTCCAGTTTTCTGTGCTGCTGGCTTAGTAACACTGGCCGCTAGGAATACTCCTTTGTGAATCTCTATTCCTGCTACTACTTGAGAGATTTCTTCTGGACTCAAAAGTAATACCTGTTCCGGCTGCTGCTGCAATGCTTGCAGAATTTGAGAGAGCAGAGATGGAAGTGTAGGATGTTTTGTGAGAATGATTGCTTCAAGAGAAGCTACTTTCTCTCTGAGTTGATCCATTTCAGATAGTGCGGTTGCCATTAGTGGTATCTCCGATAAGCTCCACATACTGAACAAGTATAAGTTGTTCCCCAAGAATTTGAGTGTTGCTTCACTAGATTATTGCAGAATTCAAAGGGAAGGCACTCTGTATGCGGTAGAAATTCTATTTCTTCTTCAACTATTTGAAGTCTAAGTGCTGTCTTTATATTTTGTGTAGGAGCTGGTTTATAGGAGGAGGGCTTTTGTTTACTCGGCATTAGATAATTTCCTTCTGTATTAGAATCCACTCTGAAACTTTGATTTCATCTTGCTTATCTGAATCTGGTGCAGCAGTTGTAATACTTTTAATTTGAGAAAGTGGAAACCACTGAGCTTTAGGTTCTACGTCTACAGGCGCACCATTGATTCCCTCTATTTCAAACTTCAGTGCCTTTGCTGTCTCGCCAAGATTCTTGCCTTGCAATGTATAGTCCATTTTAGTTTCAATCCTATTCGTTGGTTTCAGGTAGGAAGCCAAGTTTCTCGGCCATTGATCTAGGGTATCTCACTAGCTTTATATTCATCACGTTCCCTACGCTAGTGTGATAGAGAACGTCCTTTTTAGGATAGATAGAAAGTTTCCATCCTATATCTATTGTTTTTCTTTTCTTTAATGCTTTGAATATGCGAGCATGATGCGATGGATGAGCCTTAATAGAAACACCTTTAGCCGACTCAGTGGCCGGCTTTTTGGATAAATCTTTTAATGCTTGCCAGAGTGGTGCGTATTTGCTCACATTGAAGTCTAGGAGGAGAAGAACTAAAGAAAAGAAAAGAAAGTGGGAGTGGGAGTGAGCAGTTTTACTTCATGCCCAGGAAGATCGCACGCAGGTCAGAATGTAATCTAAGTGCGTGTGCGAAGCCTACAGTTTAGAAGCCCAAATTTTCCACCAGATTCTTGATTTCATCGCTGGCCAGATATTCTTCAGCCTTTGATTGCAAGGTTTCAAGAATATCACTGAACTGCTCCAATGATTCCTTATCTGCGTGCTCCGTAAAGAGTGCCAGTTGCGGCAGAAGCTTACGAATCGTAACCTTATCAGTCTTGATGATAGAGAACTTCTTCAAGTAGACAATCGTTGCATTCTTGATACCTTCTGCAGCAATACCAGTAACGCCAGGCATAATCTCGATATACTTCTTTGCAAATGCTTCCCACAATTCCTTCGGAATCCCGCTGGACTTGCGTTCCTTCTTTTCCATCTCCGAGATGGCTTTGAAAGTAAACTTGTGTGCAACTGTATCGAAGACTGCTTGTGCTGCGTTAAGATTATCGCCAACCCAGCTTTTAACTTGCTGATTTATAACATCAGCGAGAGCTTCAAGCAAAAGGGCTTGTTCTTTCTCTGAGCCAGACTCAAGAATATTGACAACACCCTGGAGAGAAGGGGTCTTAAACGTAAGCTCGACTGGATCACGCTTATTTCCCAGATCATCTTTATTAAAGCGATATTTTGCTTCGTAAGTCTGAACAGTTTCGTCGGCGGAAATAACAACGGTAGTGGTAGTTGCGGTGGTTTCATTCATTTGAATAACTTTCTGAAGTTAAGAAGAGAGAGGAAAGAAAGTTTTGAAGGGCAGGAAACTTTCCAAACCTGAACAGCCACTATATCAGATGGCCTCTGCGGTGTCAATAGGGGTCGGCTGATATTTCAGATGGACACTTGAAATTTATCCATGCCTCATAATTTTCTTTCGACCCCCAACTTCTGCTAGGCGCTTCCCAATATAAGTAGGCTATGAATGTATGAAGTTTTGTGATATTAATATCGTCTGCTGCTTCACAGGCTCCGCGAAGATCATTACAAATTACGGCTTTGAGGAAATCTCCTGTAGGAATATGTTCTTTTAGATAACGATCCATTGCAGGCTTCATATTAGAAGGCATATCATAGAAGTTAGACATTAGTTCTCCATGGAAATACTTTTTCCCATTCACTCTTACATTCCCCATGAAACTTTGAGAAGGAATCTATTGTGGAGTCTGTATCTGTGCTAAGATTGAAGCGCATCTGTCCACAACATTTATTGCAATAGATTCCGAAGATAGAAGCTCTGATCCAAGGTATATCTGGAAATGCAATTGGTTCTGAAGTTAGAGAATACTTTGGAGGGGGTGGAGTTGCTACTTGAAGATTGACTTTCATGGTTTGTTCTTTCGTTGTTGTGCACGTAGAAGATAAGATTCTAGGTTTCTACGAGCCTCTATTGCTTCAGCGCGTAAAATTTCTATATCATCTGGATTACCTGCACCAGCCCAAGACTCTGCTATTTCCGTTGCTACCAATATACCGATCCGTTGTTTCAGTGCTTTTACATTTACTCGGATCATGATGCTCAGTTTAGGTTTATGGTTCAATTGAATATCCTTCCGTTAGTTTGCCCTTGAACACTTCCGCCTTCTCAGCTAATGTTTCTCCTTTGATACGTTGTTGCAGGATTCCTTTCACGAAATGATCTGGTTCACAGATAATATGTAGTTCTTCTCTAGCACGAGAGCATGCAGTATACATTAGTTCTCGATAGACGAATTGATTATTGCTTTCATGCAAAAGGAAGAATACTTTCCTCCATTCTGATCCTTGTGCTTTATGAACTGTTAAGGCATAGCCTAATAGAAGTGCATTTACATCGGCGGCTTTGTCAATGGTAATTACTTCATCTGAGTCGTGCATACTAAGTTGGATACGATGGCTGGAAGCATGGACTCTATCTTCCTTTTCCATACTGGCTACCTGAGATAGAATGAAATCCATATCAGTATCTACTTGCAAAGCTTCTACCTTTTGTCCAGAGGAATTAAATCCCCAGTAGTCTAGATACTTGGAAGGTTTCTGCGGCTTTACGCTGCTAGCGTAGGTAGGATTTGGATATATATCTAGAATTGTAGCGTCCTCCTTGTTATACAAAACCTTGTCACCTACTGAGAAATAATGCTTTATAAAGCCTGCAATTACTTCGTGAGTCTCTACGCCTCTGCCTCTAGCAAGAGCGTGTGCAATATGCTTATTGAGTTCCAAGGTTCCAAAGCCTTTGTTAAAGGGCATTAGAATCATATCTTCTTCTGGATTATACATTCCAGATTTGTATGCTCCCTTTGTAGTAGGCTTTCCTTCTGCCAATGCTTTGATTCCTGCTGGTAAATGTTCATTTCCAATAAAGAATTGCGCTACAGTTGCTAGCGCGTTATCAATGCTGATCTTCTTCTTCCACGGTGTAATTCTAAGTTGCCCAGGTACAGTCCATTCTGGGAACTCCTTTTCAGGAATAACTTTGCCAGACAGGATACGATGTAGCAAGACCATGATCTTAGATTCTAATGCTTGCCGATAGACTTCTGTGAGTTCTACTACAGGAAGTTCTAGCAGTTTGAAGCCTAAAATGGCGGGACCAAACACTGGTGGAAGTTGTTGAATATCTCCTAGATATATGAACTGAACATTTGATCCAGGCGCTATTCCTCGCATTACCTCTTTGTAAAGATCCACTCCAATCATTGTAGATTCTTCGAATCCTACAAGGTGTAGAGAGTTCGGGAAAGGATTAGACTCATTACGCAGAGATTCAAAACGCATTGTAGTTCTAGTATTCCCTGTAAGCGGATCAGTTATTTCATAGAATACAGGACTCTTTTCAAGGAGTTTGTGAATTGTGATGCAGTTATCTTTTACATCCTCGCTTACATTATTGCGAATATTATTTGTTGCCAAGCGAGTAAACGCGCACAGAACTACACCGGGAGTTCCATCTCGCAAGTGTTTATGCAAAGCATTAGAAAGAATTCCTGCATGGCCAGTTTGAATTACTGCTTCCATTGCAGCTCGCATTGCAGTTGTTTTTCCTGTTCCTGCGGGGCCAATTAGAATTACATTCTCACCACGCTGCACGCGATGAACGAATTCCAATTGTTTGTCATTCAATGTGATCTGTTGACCATACTTATTAATACTGTGGCTTAGATCATCAGCTTCTATGGGTTCAAATCCTGTATGCTCATCCGGAAGTTTTTGAACTGGGTGTTTTTGTTCATAAGTTTGTTCTGCTGCTTGCAGTGCTGCCTTTTCAGCCTTTTCAGCCCTGATTTTTTCTAGCATTGCTACTAGACGTTCTTTTGAAATGGTTGCCATTATCTTGTTTTCCTTATAGTAGTAAGTCGAATTTGCCTGAATTCTTGGCCATAACCCATCTACTTCTAGCTCTGAGATAGGAAATGGTATCTGGATAATTATTCTTTATTGGTTCTTCTGTTGGTGCTAGATCAATCATGAGCTTTAAATTCGATGCCATTACATCATCACTCTCTGACAGAATTTGATAACTAATGGCAGGCGAGGAAATATCACTTAGGCCAAGATAGTCTCCGCGCTTCTTCTTTGCAATGCGAAGGAGTTTTAAGAGTTCAAAGGAATAGATCGAACCTACTACATCAAGTTCTGATTCGTAGAATTCAATTATCTCATCTAAGTCTGCTTCTGGGATTGCATAGATTTTATCTTGTCTAGCACAGCGAATTATTATTGATCTCCAATATTCTGCAATGCTGTTGCTTTTGAGTGTAAAGGGATCAGGAATTTTGCCGCGAAACCGATTCTCTAAGTCGCCTGCAACTACTGCCCAATCTGCTATTTGATTTGCATAATCAGAGATTGCTCGATGTGGATTCTTAATTAATCGTTCTAATGCAAGTTCTCGGGCAATAAGTTTCCGTCCTTCTGTGTGTTTTCTATCTCCTGCTAAGAACTCTTTGTAAGCAGAAAGCCAGTTATCTAGCCAAAAATGAACATTAGAGAGAGTTCGTGTTTCTTGGCTAATAACAAAGCGAGGAAATACTACTGCCGGAGACGAAATACTATTGAGTTTGCATATGATATGAACTAGAGGATCAAAGTTTCGGGCTATAATTCCGGGAGTAAATGCAGTTCGTTGAACAGATGCCCTAAAATCTACTAGTTCAGAGGAATTCAGCACTGCAAGAAAGAGCAGATACTTGTCTATATCTGTGAGTTCTGATGAGTAAAATTTTCCAGTATAAGATAGAAGCTTTTTCTGTGGCAGGTGAAAGATTGGATGAACAGCTTCCCTTTGTGCTAAGAATCCTGGGAAGTGATCTGCCTGAAAATCTAATCCACTTATGGCACATAGGATTCTCATTTAGAGACTTCCTTTCTTACTTGAGGTTGCTGTAAAGCGTATAGAGATATTGCCCAATCTAAATGAAATAGACATCCATTGAGTTTCTTCTGTGTAACGTCTAAATTTTTATCTCTATACGCTTCTTTGGCTTCCGCCATGTATAGTCTTGCACTGCTAACATTGTGTAGGAGGTAAGTTGTAAAAGTATCCTTATTCATACTGTTTTCCTTTCTGTAGAAGCCGCGGTAAGGAGAGAAGAAGTATATTCCATCTCTTCTTCTGTAGTC